AGCGCTTACCCTCGACGAAATGCTGACGGACGTCGAGCTCCTCGAACTTGTCGGTAACCTGCTGAGTGAGCCCCTGGTCCTCGAGCTGGACCGTGAACCCCTCGCGGAACATCTCCTCCGGCACGACGTCGACCATGCGGGCCGCCATGTCGTTGAAGTGGTACAGGTCACTGAGCGCCCACTCGTCGAGGATGGCGGCGCGCGCAAACCGCCCGTAGGTGGTCTTGTCGCGACTGGTGCCGAAGCCCGTGACGTCGTTGGCCCAGCCGTCGAGGCGCACAGCCATCGAACGCAGCTGCTCGTGCCCCACACCTTTGAGGGCCTGAAAGAGTTTGCTGGGCATCGTGTCACTGAGCGCGCAGCTCGCGGGTCACGCGGAGCGCTTCGTCGACTCGCCCGGTCATGCGGGCGGCAACGGCGAGTAGGTCTTTGGCGCGCCACGCGTAGACGCTGCGGTCGATGAAGAGTCGGTCGCCGTCCGGGTAGGGGAGCGCTGCTGCCTTGCCGGCGTAGTGGTGGGTCGCTTCCCAGTCGCCGTGAGCCTCGTAGAGACGGGCGGCCGCGTAGAACGCTTCGGCCCGGTGCGGCCTCATGTCGGCGGCCTCAAGGTAGTGACGGAGCGCCCACGTCCAGGGAGCCCCGTGCTTGGTCGCGCAGTTGCCGGCACGGAAGCGGGCCACGTAGGCCTCTTCGGCGAACCCGCCGAGGTGCGCCCGGAAGCCGTAGACGAGCGCGGCCTCCTCGAAGCGACCGAGGCACTCGAGCGTCTGCGCGAGGTAGAAGTTTGTGCGCGGGTCCTCGGGGCTGCGACGGCGCTCGGCGCGCAGCAGGTCGAGGTGCTGTTCCCAGGCGGCGCGCTTGCCACGCGGATCTGCGAGGTGCTCGACGTGGACGCCGTCGACGCGAGGCCCTACCGCAAAGCCACTGCGGCTGACGGGCGTTTCGTGGACCACGCCCTCGTAGCGCCAGTCTGCGTCGTCACGGGTGAGCCGCGCCGTGTTGTACTCGGTGCCGCCCATGACGGAGCGGACCCATTGAGCGGTGAAGCAGCCCTTCCAACGGGTGGCGTTGTAGAGCTCGATCGCGCCGTGGACGATGGCGTCGCCGCTCAGAACGAGGCGCCAGTCGGCCTTGCCAGCGGCGAGTTCGAAAGCGCGGTTTCGCGTGGTCGCGAAGTCGACGAATGGCTCGTGGTGGAGCTCCCCCGGGACGCCGTCGAGGGCAGCCGTGACGAGCTCGGGTGTGCCGTCCGTTGAACCCGTGTCGACGATGGTCCACCAGTCGAGCGCCGGCTTGACCGAGGCGAGCGTCTCCGCGATGCGGTGCGCCTCGTTGCGGACGATCATCACGAGAGCGAGGGTCATCGTCGAATCTCGAAGCGGTCAGCGAGCTACGCTGCACCCTTAGCCACAGCCGCGAAGAGCCTGTTAACGGACGAAACGAACTTGAAGGCGTCGCTTGTCGCGTCAACCTGGTCGTCGTGGGCCACGTCGGGGAATCCCTCGAGCTCTTCGCAGTAGGGTGCGTTCCATTTGCCGCGAACCAGCGACACGAGTTGCCCCTCCGCTTGCGTGGAGAAGGGGCCGAACCGCGTCACCTTGTCGCCGCTGACGGGCCTGGCTTTCACGATCCAGCCACGTAGCTCCTGCCGGAAGCTGTTCGCTTGGAACTTGCCGGCCTGGCCTGGGTCTTGCGGGAGCACGATAGTGATCCCTTGGGTGTCAAGTTCCGCGGTCGCCTTGATCTGCCTGGTGACCTCGCCGGGGTTGCCGCGAAAGCGGACCACATCCTCGACGTAGATACGACCATCGCGGCCCAGCGACATCAGGACGCCGACCGTCCAGTCTGGGTCGCTCTTGCTGTCCTTCTTCTCGGTGCCAGCAAGATCCCATGCGCGCACTCGGCGCAGGGGATTGGCGGGAGCTTGATCAACGAAGTCGACCCATGTGCGCTTGAAGTAGCGTCCGGCGCCAGGCCTGATGAGCCAGTCGCCATTTCGCAGTTGCGCGCGACGAACCGGGTCGAGCGCATTCAACTGCGCGACGTACGCCGGGTCGTTATCCAGCAGGTGAGGGTTGTCCTCGAGCTTTGCTGGGATGAACGTTCGGGACAGCGCCGGAGCTACGCCGGGGCCGAAGTTTGGCTCCTCCCGGAAGTACGCCTCGGAACTGTCGTCCAGTGTCCGGACCCACCAGACCTCACCCGGCAGCGCAGGCGGCAACTTCTTGCCATCAGGACCCTTGCGGGTCGGAAGCCCGGGGGCTTTGAACTCCGGATCGAGCCAAGCGCCCCAGTGCTTGAACACCCACTCGTGGCCATCACCGCCCGGGTTCGTGGTTGAGCGAATGAGCGTCGGTAGCTTCGGGTTCGCGCTACGGACACGCGCACAGATCGCCTTGTACTGCTTCTCGGTGAAGTGGGTGAGTTCGTCGAAGCAGACGAGGTTGATCTCCCAGCCGTCGTACTTCTTGTAATCGTGCTCACGCTGGCAGTGCCGGTACTTGAGTTTGCCGCCCGCAGGGAACGTCCACTCGTAGTTCGGCGAGCGAACCGGCTCGAGCCCCGCGTAGACCTTGGGAAAGAGTTGCTCGGACTTCTGGGTGAGGTCGTCGAGCTGCGTGCTCTCGCGACGGAATGTGACCGCCTCGAAGCCGGGAAGCGTGCTCCATCGAAGCGGAAGGGCGGTTAGCGCCGCACTCTTCCCGCCGCCCGCTGCGCCTCCGTAGAGAACCTCGCGGCACGTCGAGTTGTAGAACTCTGACTGTGGGCCCGGGTTTGGTGTCCAGGCCGCTTCGATGCGCGGGTCGCTCGGCGGGGCCGGCGGAAGCTCTCTCGGTCGCTCGATCGGCAGGAGACGGTCGAGCCGTCGTTCTAGCCGGTCGAACTTGTCGAGGAATTCGAGCATGGGGGCGGCTCTTGGCCGCGGTCAGTTTGCGAGCGGCGCGGGTTGGTTCTGGGCTGCCGTGGCGGGAACCGCTGCTTGAGCTTGCTGGCCCGTTGCCTTGGCGATCCGCGCTTCGAGCACCTTCCAGGTCGCGGCCGTCTCGCTGAGCAGCTTCATGCCGCCAGCGATGGCGTGGATGGCCGATGGATCCTTGGTGTCACAGTCCTCGGCAGCCCGTCGAAGGAAGCTCACCGCGGCCCGGAGAGCACTCGGGATCTCGTCGGCCCAACCCTCCTTGGCGCGCTCCATTTTGGTCGCGAAGATCCGCGAAAACTCGACGTTGGTTTCGAGGTCCTTACGCCACAATTGCAGGGCTCTGAGGCTGTATCCGTGCTTTTCGGCAATTTGCGCCTGCTGCTTCGGATTGCACGCAGCCTCGACCAGAATCTCGGCGCGACGCTCGAGCTTTTGAGTGGTGCTCATGGGGTGCGTTCGGTGAAACCCCGCCCGCCCAGTCAGGGGCACATGCGGTCCGTCCTGACGGGCAGGCGAGAGAGACAAAACACGGTGACCAGTGCGGATTCGAACCGACTAGCCGCGGGGCTCATTGCGCCCTCTGTCACCACCTGTACGTCGCCGTTACGCGACGCGGCTGGTCACCGTGCTTGCATGGTAGTTGTGGGCCGGGTGGCAAACCACATCCAGCTGCGCGCACGGAAAACCTTTGTGGCGATGCGGGACGGCACGTCAGCGACAACGACGTATCGCGGAAGTCGTACGTCACCGAACACCTGAACCGAGAGCAACCGTCGTTGTGCCTCCTCAACCGCGTCGATGAACGTCATTCGGCCCAACCTTTGCACCCTTGACAGCTTTTCCGAACCCTGCGCCTTCTAAAGCACTGGGCTCGACGCAGCAGGTCACCTGTCAGACAGCGTCCACCACAGTACGTAGGCGACGCAGCTGCCGACAAACACGGCGCTCGGAGCGAGGAAGAACGCGACCACCCACGCGGTGCCAGCGACCAGCCAGCCGTTGCCAACTCGAACGCGCACCTTGTCGCCAACGACCTCGAGGTGCAGGCCCCAGGCACCGAAGCCGTCAGCCTTGTCCTGCTCGGACGATCGCCACTTCAGCACGCGACCGCTCCACCCAACGTCCAGGCCGCCCACGCGCTTTCTTTGCTGCGTTTGGCCAGCACGACACCGCGTCGAAGCGGCTGGTGGACGATGACAGGAACGAATGGCTCGCGAGGCTCACGGGTGACGTCGTCCTCGCGGAAGCGAGGGTGGGCGACTTCGTGGCTGTACTGCGAGACTCCGACCATCAGCGAGCCCTCGGGTCCTCCGCCGTCACACCCGCCAACGTGAAGTCGGCCGCGGTGTTCTGGAAGATGCGGACCAGCTGCGGGCTCATGTTGAACCGCTGGTGATTGACCTCGATGCTGCGCCGGACGTCGCCATCCGTGTGCCGAGTGCTCGATGCCAGCCAGTCGATGAACATCTCGAGGACATCGACCAGGTTCATCCCCTCGATGCCGTCTCGAAAGTGCTCGGGGTGGTGCCGGTTGTGCGCGTAGTGGTGGTCGAGCGCCGGCTTCATCTCGGCAAGGAAGCCCTTGTACTCGTCCGACCCGTACGTGCAGCCCTTCAGCTTCGGCGTGAACTCCGTGAAGACGTCCACCTCTTCGGGGGAGAACTTCGACTGGTCGTGAATCTCGCCGCGGCGGAGCAGTTCAACGGCTGCCATGTTGAGCAGCTTTCGAATCAGGTCGATGTGCGCCTGCGTCTGGGCGTTCGCTTCGAGGCGGGCGAGCTGGGTTGCCGTGTCGGTCATCCGGGCGTCGTGCCCGCCGTTCGTCGCGAGCACCTACCCTAGGCAAAACCGCGCTCACTTTGAGTCACTGCGGTCACGCGCCGAGCCCCGGAAGCGACTGCTGAACCATGCGCACACGCGACGCGATCGCACGCTGGCCCTTCTTCAACTCCGCGATGTCCTGGCGGTACTCAGCAAGCTCCTGCCGCAGCATTTCCAGACCTTCCGCTTTTCTGTCGAACAGCTCCGGCACATACGTTCGAAGGCTCGCGAGGGTGACGACCGTATGCGAATTGCGGGCATCACCGGTCCGCATGAGAAACCTCGCACCAGTACTACGCTCGCGGGCTTGGAGGTACCGGAGCAGCCGCTGACGGTGGGCGCGATCCGTCGGTTGGTCGAACCTGCGGAGAAGGTCCACCAACTTCAAGGGAGGCGAGAGAACCGCCACCCTGGGCATCGCTTAGGCGCCAAGCTCCGTCAGAATGGTGTCCGAGTGGGACTTGGTCTTCTCGGAGCCTCGGACCTTGGCGCGAGCTTCCTCCCACGCCTCGTGTGCGACTTGGATTGCCTCCTCCGCCTCAGCTTCATCGTCGGCTGACCACACCGGCGCGTCAGCGTCCTCCGGTCTGCGTGCGGTCGTGTCCTTGCACTCGAGATACCAGAGCACACGACGCTTCCGAGCCGTGGGTGAGCGGAGGTTGCCGGCCGTACGCGCGAAAGCGCCGAGTTTGCTGGTGTCGTAGAACGCCGCGAGAACGTCTTGGTGGGCCCGGTCGACATGCGACCAGACGCGCCAGAGGCGACGGAACCGAGCAACGATGCCGCCGCTCTCCTTCCAGCGGCCCCAACCGAGCTGTTCGTCAGAGCACAAGGGCTCC